CAATCCTTAGCCATCCCATTTAATATAGACTCTTCTACTTGCTTTTGTCTAGCAATTAAATCTTTTTTATATGCTGTAAAGAAATTTTCTAGCCGCATGATTTCATGAGGTCAGCTAATTTTTTACAACGATTTGGCGTTTGTTTATTCCATCTAGAGTCAAGCATTTCATAACTTGCACCCACAAAATTAGCTTCCTGCAGGGCTTTCCACATATTCTTAAACTTTGACACCCCTGATTGTCCAAGTTGAAAGCACATCTCCGATAAGACGTGTTGAGCTGTTTCTGGTAAATCTTCTATACCGTTTTGAGTCATTAATTGTTTAGCTTGAGCTATTGCCCTGCTTAAATCTTTATCAAATACTGTTTGTAATTCTTCTTCGCTGTATTCTTTATCAGCAACGAAATTATCTGCTGGGACAACTTTATGACCCCAACCGATAGTGTCGAACCCTTCGGTATCTTGATATATTTTATTTCTAAAACCTTCACTTAATTTTACTGATTTTGATAATTCTTCGTAACTCATTTTTTAATTTTTCCTCCTCTTTTCTTTTGTAGTGCGATTTTTTTTGAAACAACTTCATAATCTTTTCCTTGTCTAAATCCACTATTCTTTAATTGTTTAAGTTTCGAATCTGTTGCTAAAGTTAATCCTTTGGGTCTCATTGAACCTTTGAATTTGATATATTTTGTTACCATTATTTCTTTTTGAACATTCCTATTGCACTAGAGCCAGCCTTAATCCCAAAGCTTGCAGAGATCGCAATATATAAAAGATTGTGGTAGTACGACGGTAGGTCTTGCAAAGCAATAAACCCTTGATGAACATGTTCTTGTAAGGGCGTGAATACTAAAACTGCTGGAAGTAGTAGGACAATTAATGCTACCTCATCTTTCCAGCTCCCTTTCATTTGATCAACTGCACTTTGCTCCCACGCAACTTTACCAGCTATCTGATCTTCTTTAAGTTTTTGAGTTGCTTTTATTGTTGTTAATTTTAATTCTTGTTTTGCTTTCTTTGTTTCTACAAAACCCTTGACGCCATCAGCGACGACGCCAAGTAAAGGTTTAGCAAGTAATTGCCACATAAATTCTAGATTGCTCCTATAATGATGATCACGATTAATGCTACGATACCAGCTTTAATCCAGTCCTTCATACTCCAGTCGGACCACTCTTTTAAGTGTGCCCATAGATCTTGTACCAGTTTCATACAAACCTCCTTTGTCAGTAGGGTTTTATTACTTTACGCCTTTAAAATCAACTTTTTTGATTTGAGCATTGCTAGTCTGCCCTTTTGGACCTGCACCTTTGTTCTGTTTAACAACATAAGGTGAAAAAACTACCGCAGCATCAGAAGAGACTTTTAAATTTGGAAAAGGATTTTTTGTTTTTACTACTTCTACTTTTGTTTTTTTAAAATTCATCAGTGTATTGTTGGTTTAATAAGTTCAATCAAATCAAGACCACCCTGATCTGATAAATTCTTTGCTTCTTTTTCACTTAGATGGTCATAAAACAAAACTCTTGATACAGCCATCATAGCTCCAGCTAAAAGTATACTATCTTCAGAGCTTTTGCTACTATTTTTTGCTATTACCATGAGTTTGTCAAAATAATCAGCTAGTTTTTCTTGTGCATTAAGCATATTTTATTCTTTTTGTTTGTCTAAATTAACATTTGCACGTAATTGTGCAATATCTTCGTTAGAATCTATCTTATCTTGCGCTATTTTTGCTTGTTGTTCAAGTTTTGCAGCGTCAAGTTCTAATTTTTGGCCATCATTTTCAGCTTTTCGTTGAATATCTTGTGCTTTTAGCTGTAATTCTTGCTGTTTTAAAGAAATAAGTGGATCTTGACCTTGTTCAGACATGGCTTCTGCCTCTTCTACAAACATTTCACTGATATAATCACTAATTTTATCTGCAACTTGTATTTCAAGCTGCTCTTGAAACTGTTGTTGTAGCTCTGGAGGTAATTGACCGCCATATCTTTGTGCTTCTTGCTCAATAATTTGTTGATTTTGTGCCTCAACTTCCTCTCTTGCAAGTAAAGATATGTGCTCCATAACGTGAGCCTGAAGTAAAGTAGTAGCTTGAGGATTTGCTCTGACTAACATTGACGACATAAATACTCTGTGCGCTTCAATATGTTGTTGATGTGCTTGTCCTCTAAACGGAATGAGTTTTTTTCCAAGTAAAGCATCAGAATTTTCTATACCAGGGTCCTTTGGTGCATCAGGTTTTGGCACTGGAAGTATAGCATCAATGTCTTTTACACCAAGTGCTTGATACATTCTTTTGTATGCCTCATACAAATTGTGTTGATTAGGATCTGATTGTGCCATTTGTAATTGTGTCTGTGCCAAGGTAACTCTTTGCGACATAGAAAAAATGTTTGGATCTGAAACAGGCATAATATCTACTCTTTCATCAAAGTCTTGAGCTTTGAAAACAGCTGCAGCATTTTTGCCAACATCGTAAGGATATACTTGTGGATAAAAATCCTTAAATACTTTTGCCAGTAAATTAAATTCTGTTTTTTGTGAGTAGTGTAATCTTTTGTGTATTGCGCTCATGACTCTTGAACCACGTTCTATTAAAGCCATGGTAGTGCCAACAGGTGCATTTGCTGCAACAGAATCACCGATTTTTTGGTCAGCTATTGTGGCAAATCTTTGACCAGATTGAACAACAAAACCAAGTAATTGAAATAATGTAGCGCTTGGCTCTTTGTATGGTAAAGGTAACAAACCTGCACGTAAATCACCACTTGGTGCATCTACATCCCTAAACTCACCAGGTTGTAAAGGATTATCATCATCACGAATACGTAAACCTCTTGCCTTAAATCCTGCTGGTAGGTTGGACAAAGTACCTGCATCTATGAGTTGTCTTAGAGCAGAGGTCGCAGTTCTAGATAAACCACCCAACATGTGTATTAAACCAAAACCGTAGAATCCTAGTCCTGGTAAAAATTTGTAATGAACGAAATATTGTTTCTTTTTAAATAAAGAATCACCTTCTTCAAAGTTTCTGTAAATTGACAATACTTTTTGAGAACCCTCGTCAATAGTTACGATGTAAGGTAGTTTTATTCCATCCTCATTTTCATAACCTGGCACATCAAGATCAATGTGCATTTCAAGTAAAGTGTATACATCATTTTTATACTGTGATCCGCTAGCTTTAACACCGTCAATTTTATTGACTGCTTCCTGTACACTATTATTTGTAGGCTCATCTTTATACTGCAAATCAACATCTCTATAAATTCCCTGCACTTGCATTTTACGAACCTCATTTTCAGTTCGTTTAATTACGTGTGTTACTCTTTCTGCTGTCGCTAAATCCGTTGCGCTGTATGGCACGATTAAATCTTCACTTGGTACAAATTTAGATACAGCCCTGTTAAGAGTTGTATCAAAATAAATTTTCTTGAATGATGAACCTGATAGAGGAAGATAAAATAACATTTGATCAAGGTCTGGATCAAAATCCTCCATGACGTGCATAATTTGATAATTCATAAATTCTTGCACCCTTTGTGCTTGTTCTTCTTTTTGTGGATTTGAATTACCAATTATTTGTGTTCTCACAGGACCATTTGCTGGTAGTAATTCTTTATAAGCCTGTGCTTGAAATTGTGTTACTGTTTCTGCAAGTAGTGGATGTGTTACACCACTAGCGCCTTGGAACGGTTGTGACCTATCCTCGTACGTAAAACCAAGAAGTTTTAAACCTTTTGAATAAGCGTCATACCATTCATCTCTTGATGATTTATCGTCCTTGTAATCCTGCATGATATCAGAGGACATTGCCTGCAATTCTTCTTCATCAATAAATTCTGCAAGGTTTGCATCAAATCTGTCTTCTGCTGGTGCCTCAATAGGATTTATTATTGCACCGCCGTCTTCTGTCATTTCTACATTCTGTACTGTAAGCTCATCCTCTGGTGTTTCAACAGTAATAGATTCTGTTGTTATCTCTGCAGTAGGATCGCCTGTAATTCTTCTTTCAACCATTAAGCTACCTCAAATATATCAATCATCTCAACAAGTCCACCCTTGGCTTTGTGGGTTTTGTACGGTTCTAGCATTTCTTCTGTAATTTTGATAGCAAAAGATGGTGTTGTATTTTTATCAGTAGGCACAGATACTCTTTCCATTCTATAATTTGGATTGTTATTTATTAATGTTTCAGCTTGGTTCCTATTAGATAAAGTTGCTACCATGTTACCATTTTGATCAGTAATTCTAAATACATCTGTAGCTCCTGCCTTGGTCTGAACGTTTAAAATTAAAAATTCTGAGTTGTTAGATTTTGCTTGTGATTTTAATATTTTTTCTATTGTAGATGTATAGTGCTTACCGTCTGGTGTTACTGCGTCTGGCCCACCATAAAACTCTGACATACCAATACCTTTGTACTCAGAGCCAACAAACTCACCTCTTCCTGAGAAAATATCTATCTGTCTTTTCTTATCCGCTGCTCTTACATCCATTGGCGTAGATGAGTCGCCCTTAAAACTATATCTATCTATAACAAATTTATCAGGTGTAACGGCATAGTAATCTGGCACATTCTTTTCTTTCAATACAAATTTTCTGTATGCTAGCTCAAATAAATCTTTTTTAATTAACGCATCTGCCCACTCTTCTCTTTTCTTAAATGGCAAATCAGGGAACAA